TGGAGAACCATCCAAAAGCAATTCAAGGGTGAAGAGTTCACCTTAAAGGACTTGAGCCGTGTGCTCTCACCTAGAGTCAAGCTTGTGACTCTCAAGATTTACATTCGAGATTTCACTAGAGATCTCCGGCTTATCCGTAGAGCTATTGACGGAAAGGCCGCCTACTACAGAGAGGGTGATGCACTAAAGGATCTGATCGACAAGGCAGCTTCCAATAGCCCAGCGGATTTCGCTGTCAATGTCACTATTGGCAACTTGTACGCGATGGCTCAACAAGCACGAAAAGGCCACGTAATTCAAGAAACCGATCTTGCACATGAGCGCGATCTAGTGCATGGGCATATCGAATGGCTACAGCAAGACCTTGAATGGTTAAGAGCCCTTTATAACTGTGAAGATCTGTGGAAGCCAGACACTCTCGTAAAGAGAATTGGCTTTATTGGAGATGATAGGAATGGACCTCACTGAACCGCCGATTACTCCAGAAGTTGAGCATCTGCGCGTTCTTTATACGGAGCGCATTCGGCCACTGGCAGAAAGACTTACATCACAGCTCAACCTTTTTCAGGCAATGCAGCCTCCCACTCCAGAAGAAATTGATTCCTTCATTGCTTCTAATGCGAATGAATGGGTCAAGAGTGAAATGGATCGCATTGCCGATCTGAGAGCACAGATCGTCGCTATTGAAGCTGGGCTCACTAACTACGCTTTGGAAAACATCAGGAAGCCTTTTACGGAAGAGGAGAAGCGACAGACACGTTCTGAAATTAACAATCTGCGAACTAATTTGGTGGCAAATCTCCAGTCAATGGCCCATCTTGCGGGAGAGGAATGTGCCACTGATCTCGTGGAGTGGGCACAGCACACCATTGAAAAGGTGCCCTCCTCCTCTACTCGTAGGCGTAGTCGCGACTACAGTACTGCTAGAGCGTGGCTGATGGAGAATAGGCCAGATTTGGGAGTAAAGGCACGGGGACGCATTTCCCGAGAAGCCCTTACTGTCTATTTTGATGCACAGAAGCAAACTTCCTAAATAATTCCCCTGATAGTATAAGCGTGGGGAGCGGAAAGAGTACCGCCTATTAGATAGGTAAGCGGTTGTGGGGGTAACCGTAAGTGGAAAATCCGCTCCCCACTTTCTTTAGGAGGAATACTCTTGGAGGGAATCGCCTGTTTATTAGGAGCGATAACCGGGGCCGCATTGGTGGGTTTCGGTTATCATCTACGCAAAGATAAGAAAATGGGACTCGTTCAACAAATCTTCTGTGGCACAATAAGAACACATCCAGCTAGTGAAGACGATCCTTGGGATTATCAACTAGAGCCGTGCACTAATCTGGCATCAGTCATTATTGGAAACAAAAGCCTTTGTGAAGATTGTTTTGAAGTCTATTTGACCAAGATGGTAGAGAAGAGTCCTGAATGAGTTGGCGAGAAGACATCATGAAGAAGTATGGAGAAGAGGCCAGACGTGAATTGGAGGCATACGAAGAGGAGGAACAATGCCCGGATGTATCTCATGTGGAAGAGGATTATGCGACGAATGCCACGACTTAGAGGCTGCTTGTTGTTTAGATGATTTAGTTATTCCTGCCCCTGTAAGCTCTAAAGTTGGGCGCCCACAGCTACCCGATCACGAAGTAAAAGATCCAAGAGCCACTATGCGCAAAAGGGCTCAAAAGGTTTTGAAAGAGACAAGAGGGGTAGAAGTTGGATCGATTTGTGAATGGAGAAATTTAGCGAATTGCGGTGGTGGTAGACATCCAATTGTTGGCTGTCGCAATGGTGTTGTGTCTCACGTACATCATGGGCCAGACAAAGACTGGTTCCATAACACTCCTGATAATTTACATGGCATTTGCCATAGCTGCCATAATCGCTGGCACGCGAGAAATGACCCTTGTTATGATCCCACAATAAAGCATAATCCTCGGCCTGCCACTGAGGATGAATTGAAGTATTGGAATGACAGAGGCGTAATGCCTAAGGCTAACCACGAGGAATGCCCTAAAGATGACGTTGACAATGGTTATTGATCCTCCTGGCAAAGATTGCGGCCACCAGATTTACAACCCCGATTGTGTTGATTGTATGCTAGAAGCAGCCCGTGCTTGTGGTTGTGGCGAAATTGAAGGTTGTGATAACGACTGACATTACTAGATGAGATAGACTAATCCCCAAGAAAGGGGATTAGATGCTCATCTCAAATTCAGAAGTTAACACTTTCCTAACGTGTGAGAGAAAACACTACTACTCGTTCAGAGAGCGATTAGCCGGAGATGGAAAATCACTTGGCAAGGCTCTCATTCGTGGTACGGTAGGCCATGAAGCTCTAGAGGGATACTATACAGCTAAACAGAATGGTGAAGATAAGCACCGTTGTGTAGGATTCATGCTAGAGCTAGTGGACAACAACAAGGATCACTATCCAGATTTAGAATCTGACTTAGACCACCTCAAAGAAGTTCTGAAACGATATGTTGATACCTATTGGTATGAACCGTGGAAGATCTTAGAGGTTGAAAGTCAGCACGCAACTTCGCTTCTTGATAATTCAACAGTGGAATACGGAATGCAACTTGACCTATTGGTCGAGGTTGTATCCGGAAGAGATAAAGGTCAGATTCAGGTAATCGATCACAAGTTCGTCTATGACTTCTTTTCCGATAGAGAAGTCTTGATGAACTCCCAATTGATTAAGTACTTATACACTCTTCGCAGCAACGGGATTAACGTACGAAAAGGCATTCTCAACCAGATCAGGTATCGGGAATTAAAGAATCCGTTACCCAGTAAGATGTTTCGTCGTAGTCCCGTTGTTGCTTCAGATCTTAAACAAATGTCGTACATGGAGGAATATCGAAAGGCAGCTAAAAAGATTTGGGAGCTTACACAGCTTACAGAAGAGGAACATTTTAATAAGACCACAATGCATTTGGATAAGTACACATGCGGGAAATGTCCCTTCGCTCCGTTATGTGAGTTACATTTATCCAAGAGTAAAACTCATGACAAGACTAAAGAGATTCTGTACGTACGGAATACCTATGCGGATAAATACAAAGAGGCATAAGTTGAAGATTAGAGTAATGGGTCTTATTGACCAGATTATTGATGTTGACAAGTACGAGTACATTCGTGCCGTTGATAACAGGGAGGTTGATAAGTACTTAGAGCCTTACTTAGACAGCTTAGATGTTGAATTAGTCTACGGACCGGCAGAGGACTTTGGTAATGTCTCACGGCATTGAAGAAGCATGGCAGTGTGATGACTGCTTAGAAATTTATGTCTATGAAGATGAGGTTAGAGAGTGTCGTCCATCTGACCATTACGAGGTCTATGTCTGTCCAAAGTGTGAGTTGTGGTATGAAGACTTTTCGTCTGCTGAGCTTTGTTGTACTTTTAAAGACAATGATTGTAGAGACTAATGGCATGGGTTAACAAAAAGTATGAGTGCTCCGATTGTGGAGAATTATACGACGACTTTGATGATGCGAAGGACTGTTGTCCCTTTAGCTGGGGAGATTGATGGATTCTAAATTACTCAAGGAATTAAATGCAAGAAAACCAATCCCTCTTAATGAGCAAAAGACATACCTCAAAGCACTTCTTTATGGAGATTGGGGAGTCGGAAAAACGACACTTGCATGCAGTTCTGGAAAACCTACTCTCCTCATTACCTCCGGAGATGGGGGAGAAAGTACCTTACTTGATTACCCTGAATATCGAGATCTTACAACCGTCGTACAATCACATGGGCTATCTCACATAAAGGCTATCTTTAAAGCGATAGAGGAAGGACTTCCCGATTACTCTAGCTATAGCGTTGTTGTCATTGACACTATCAGTAGTATCTGTGATCAATACCTTCGCAATCTGGTCGATCATTATCAAGTCAATAAGGATCGTCACACTGCAAAGCCAAGGAAATCAGGAGAGATCCTAGAGGCCGAGGGCATGGGAGATTACAAATTCCTGGCTAATCATGTAAGAGACCTTGCCCCTGTAAGCATCGCTGCACCCGTGGATGTTATATGGCTCTCACATGAGCGTGAGCCCTCGTTCATGGAGAAAGACAAGGGGCAGTACCTCACGCGTCCTAAAATGCCTGAGAAAGCCGCTGACGCCATTGCAGAGGTATGTCACCTAGTTGGCCTCTATGAGAAGAAGCGTAAAGGCACTAAGGTCGAGCGTACTCTGAAATTTGAAGGTAGTGATAGGTTAGCCGCCAAATCTAGAATTAAGGCTTTGGAAAACAAAACAATCCCAGTTGAGGATTTCTGGAAAACAGTAGAAGAATGGCGAAACTAAGAAGAGAGGGAATGAAATGAGTTTGTTTGGCGCTCTGGATCTTGAAGATATTGCGGAAGTTCCTGACACTGGTAGCTACCTTTTCGTATTGAGGGGTATTCGCTCTATTCACACTCAGAGCGGAAAAGATTTCTTAGTCTGGGAATACGTCATGGAGGAAGAGGACTCGGACTTTAACGGGGAGTCTTTCGATAAGTGGTTCCGAGTCTATCCTAACTTGACCTCTCTCGAAGATCTTTCGGATGATGAGCGTCGGCAGGTACGCAGGGATTTCCTTTCTCTCCGGGATTGGATGCGTGCCCATGGCGTTCCCGAGGATGAGTTGAACGATTTCAATTACGAAGAGCTTACAGGCACTAGAGGCTACATTTATGGCTATCAGTCTGAGCCTAAGGACGGAGGACAAAAGAGATTTAATCTGACTCGATTTAAAATGGAGTAAGCTCGGGCGAAGATGCGTTAGCTATGCCCGGCACCTTTAGGGGATTGGCGGTGCTGAAAGATGAATCCCCTCACTTAAAATGAGCAATGAACAGCATCTAGAATGTAGTATTTGCGGAGCCCTACTAGTTAGCGGGCCTGGGCAAAGTCTAATCTGTCCTAATGGATGCGATTAGGTAGCTGGAGAAGAAATGAAGGATAGGTATCCTCCCTCAACTCTCGAAGAAGAAATGGACGGCAAAGAGGATGAGTTGGACTACTTTGACGAGGATGACGACTAAGTGAATTGGCGCAAATCCTCACGCTGTGCCGCTAATGGATCCTGTGTTGAAGTGGCATCAGGCAATACAATCCACGTACGCGACAGCAAGTTTCCCAATAGGCAGCCGATCCAGCTAAGCAAAAAGGACTTCGGCTCTCTGCTGAATAGTATCAAGAAGCTGTAACTTCGCCCTCTGTAAGCTTGGGGTTGATAGTCCGTGGCTCCGTGGCTATCCGTTTAGTCGTACTCCTATAGGGTCCAATCCTATAAAAGTTAACGGGCCGCCAAAGAGTAGTACCTTAACGGCAAAGGGTCGGCTTTGGGAGCCGAAATATGGGGGTTCAAGTCCTCCCTACTCTACGGAAAGGAGATGGCATATGGCTATCGATTTGAAGTATGGTAAGTTCGACATTGAAGGTATCGGGGAGAACGAACCCATTTTCATTCTTCGTGGTAGAGACCTTGCTTCCACTGTTGCAATTCTTGCTTACTACGAGATTTGCGCTATCGCTGGTTCTCCAAAGAGTCATCTAGAAAACATTATGGTTAATGTTGAGTACTTCAACAAGTGGCAAGCAGAAAATGAATCTGCTATGCAGATTCCTCAAAGCACAGGTCGTACTCTGACAATGCCTGAAGAAGAGAAGAGCTAACTAAGCACGGGGGTTAGTCGCTTCGTCCTGATAGACAGGCCGCTAACCCCCTTCCAACCCCTATAACTCAATTGGCAGAGTACCAGACTTTTAATCTGGGAGTTTTGGGTTCGAGTCCCAATGGGGGTACGGAGGTATAGTAATGGCTGAGAATAAGAAGTGTTCTAAAACCACACCTCATGATGCGCATGCTTGGTGGCAGAAAGGAAAAAATCTAGCCTACTGGTGTGAGGGAATCAAAAAGACTTAAGCGTAACTACATACCTGACGAATAACCTTATCTCTTCCGTGCCCCCGTGGTGGAATAGGCATACACGACTGACTTAAAATCAGTTACCGAAAGGTTTGAGGGTTCGACTCCCTCCGGGGGTACTGGGGAGGATAGTGTCTAAAGAATAGGCTTTCCTTTTTGCAGTTAGTTAAGAGGTACTTTGATGGGTAATTTTGAAGAGGCACTATTAAAGGCAATGGCTAAGCGTATTGAACGACAATCAGGCCGGACCAATATTACTGTTATCGGTTACAGTGATCCAATTCACAATTCAGGTTGTAGTACTTGTGGGTATGGAGAGTCATACGAACTACATATTTACTATAATTCATCAGAAGGCTATGAAAGCTACGTATACAAGGGCTCCTTTTCGGATCTGATGCAAGAGTTGACAATTGAGTAACAATCCAATCGAACCCAACCACTACTTAAAGTGGACGATTACTCCTTTTGAGTTCAATTACATTAACCAGATCCCCTATCCAGAGACACGAATTCTTGAGTATTTGTGTCGATGGAGAGATAAGAACGGATTGGAAGATCTTCTCAAAGCTCGGCAATTGTTGGACATGCTTATTGAGCGTGTGACCGGAGCACTGGAATTGGAAGCAGAAATTGAAGCTGATAAAGCTAGGGAAATTCGGTTACAGGACAAGTAACCAACGTTTATTCATCTGGTGCCCTGAGTGTGGGCGGCATCAATTCATTGCTACTCTCAAAGGATTAAAGAGTTTTTATGCAGATCACAGACATTGATGACTTCTTATACGAGTTATATGGAGATGAGAAGGGTTGGATTTATTCTCCCTATAAGATTGGTAGCCAGTTTGAGAAGACTTGGTTTAAATGGCCATCTGAAAAAGATAGGCTTACCAAACACATAAAGGAAGTCAAGGGGTACGCAGATGTGTACCTCTCTCCCGTTCTGTACAATTCTATCAATACTAGAGATTTCAAACTATCACAGGTGGTGTGGTGTGACTTCGATGAAGGAATTCCGAGTGAACTTGGAGACTTTCCAAGACCCTCAATTGCCGTATCAAGTTCAAATAACCCTGGTAAACAGCACTGGTACTGGAAACTCAAAGACAAAACAAGCGATTCTCGGACTCTTGAGAGATATAATCGACAGCTTGCCTACGCATTGGGAGCTGACAGAGGTTGTTGGAACTTTGGTCGAGTCCTCCGACCAATCGAAACCCTAAACTTTAAATATGATCCTGCGGCCCCTGTAAGCCTTGTAGACACCTCTGACACGAAACTAGATTCCCATGTATTTGCCGCTTTACCTGATATTCCCGAACCAAACAGAGAAAGATTTGATTGGATCCGATTACCGTATATCGAATCCTTCACTGCAAATTGGTCTAATCAGGCTTACGAATTCTTTCGTTCTGACAAGCCAGATGGCACAAGACATCAGGCGTTAGTCAGTATAGCTATTACATGTCTAGAGCATGGACTAAGCCGTTCTGAAACTATGGCTTGCCTGCTTGATGCTGATGACAGGTGGAAAAAGTATGTCGGACGAAGCGACAGAATCTCCAGACTTCAAGCAATTGTATTATACGCTGAGCAAACTTTACAGAACGATAGAGGAGATGCAAAGTCATCTTTATCGGGCGCAACTGATAGCGAACCAAGTGGACTCCGAATTGATGGCAATACTAAGGGACCTCAACCATTTGGAACTTTTGTCCGACAACAGTTCCATGTCGATTGGGTCATTGAAAACCTTGTCCACCGTCAGGGGCTTGCAATTGTCGCTGCCCCTCCCGGAATCGGAAAAACCCAGTTCTCATTAAACTTAGCCTTACATGTTGCGCTAGGCAAGAATTTCCTTAATTGGCGCGTAACGAAGCCGAGGAAAATTCTTTTTCTTTCTCTGGAAATGATGCAGCCAGAGTTGAAGTTCTATCTCGATAAGATGGCTCAAGAGTTTACAGAGGAAGAGAGAAAAGTATTTGATAAGAACTGTTATTTTGTCGCTAGACAAGCGTTCCGTCTCAATAACGAAAGCAATCAAAGGCAATTACTTGCATGGATCGATGAATTAGAACCCGATGGTGTGTTCATTGATTCCTTATCGCGCTGCACCGGTGGCGATTTGGAAAAAGGGGAAGTAGATACCGTTTTTGACTTTCTAAACAAGGAAGTCAGGGATAAACGGAAATGTTTCCTATGGTTTGTCCACCACAACCGGAAAGCTAACTTTAATCAAAAGCAGCCAAAGAAGCTTGAAGATCTGTATGGAAGTCAATATATTGGTGCCTACGCTTCCACAGTTGTCGGATTATGGAAGATCACGAATCAAGAGATTGAAGTCAACTGTCTCAAAGTCTGGTTGAGTAAGCCCTTTAAAAGCTTCCTTATAGAACGTACACCTCAGTTGACCTTTACTACTAGAAAGGCTATTGAGTACTAATGCCTATTTTCTGTGATACTTGTCGTTCTACTATGCAGAAGTGGGAATCTGACTGGACTATCTATTGGGAACAGCCCATTCCCGGTGAGTACGTTATTTACACGTGCCTCAAAGATAATACGATGAGGATTGAAAAGAAGTGAGAATTTGGATAGTCATAGCTAAACGAAACAATGGACCAAGCAAAAGAGTTTACCTAGTAGATCCTTTTAAAAGAGGATAGGTTGCAGAAGGGGCAAAGGTATTCTCTGTAGATGCTCCCCCATTGGATGGATGGGACGAATGGATTCCGGTTGAATCTGAATGAGAGTCTTAGCTTTAGACACGGAGACTAATGGACGGGATCATAGATGTGACCCTGATTTCCGAATGTTGGGTTTGTCATACGCCTACAGAGATAGAAAGAAGTGTAGCAAAACGATTTCCGGTTACTTACCTATCGGACATCAGAAAGGCAACGTATCTCGGGACCTTTTTCTGTCCGTCATGCGAGGTCTATTGGAGAGATCCGACGCCATCGTATTCCATAATGCCAAGTTTGACATTCCAGTCATCAAACGGAGTACTGACAATGAATTGGATCTCTGGGATTACAACTGGTACGACACAATGCTAATGCAGCATATGATTAATGAGAACTTACTTAATAAGAGTTTGGATTATTTAGGGAAACTCTATTTCAATGAAGGAAAAGAGAAATCCGATGCGTTTGATCATATTGTCAATAATTTGGGCTGGGGTTGGCTTTCTGTCGGGTTGGTTCGTGACTACGCTATCCAGGATGCTATTCTAACTCTTCGACTATTCGAGTACTTGTACCCTAAATTCGTGAAAGAAGGCTTCAATAGCTACTAGGATCTGTGATTCTGGACATCCTGTCCACTTAGTGAGGCTCTGAGATCGCCTCTGACGGCCGACCCGGGACCGGGGAGGGTCAGGACACCCGGCAGGGGTGTTCGGCTCTCTCCGTCCCTCTGAGGGCCGTACGCACGAGTAACCACCACACCTATATATAGGGAGTCGCTGTGACCATCCTGCCGATGTCTCCAGTGCCGAATGATCCTCAGCAGTTGAATTTGGAGCATGTGAGTAACTGTAAAGACTGCTATATCTTCATGCTAGGTCGGGATTACAGCAACGAAGAAATCCTTTCTCTTTGGGAGAGTGGAAGACTTCGGCCCTGTAAGCTCAATGACTGTCCTCATGTCTTTTCCTACGTCTACAACTCAGAACACGATTTCTGCTCTATTGAACATCGAGAAGACTACTTTGAGTCTATCGGTGGCGGTAGAATGTATCCTGCCTTTTATCACGAGGAAGAAGAGAGTGCCTGATAACTTATGGGAATGGGAAAAACGTTTTGTTAGAGCAATTGCCGATATGGAGTCGCATGGCGTGGCTATTGATCGATCGCTCGCTAAATCCGAATTACAAATGGGAACCCAGATTATGTCTCAAATTATTACAGATCTGGGAGGTCTTAACCCCACTAGTCCCAAAGACTTGGAACGTCTTCTACTTGAGAGATTAGGATTGCCTGTTGTCCGAAAGACGCCTAAAGGTAAGCCTTCCTTTGATAAGTTTGCAATGGAAGAGTACGAAGATATTCTTAGGAACAGAAACGATCCTACAGCGAGAATGGTTCTTGAATATAGGGGCTGGCAAAAAGCTTGTAGCACGTATTTCAAAGCATTTCTCGAAAAGCAAGATGCCGATGGAAGGGTCCGACCTAATTTCAAACTTCACGGTACACGTACGGGTAGGCTCTCTTGCGAAAACCCTAACTTCCAGCAAATACCGAGAACGACGGATGAAGCCAAACGATGGAATTTAAATACCAAGAAGTGCATCACTGCAAGTTCTGGATGGAATCTTTGGGAATTAGACTATTCCAATTTGGAGCTACGTCTTGCAGCGATCTATTCTGGTCAACAGGCACTTATAGAGGCGTTCAATCAAGGGCAACCAATTTGGGACTATATGTCCGACCTACTAGGTGGCTGGGAGAAATACAAGACGAAGACCGCCACCTATGCTATTTTGTACGGAGCGGGTAAGAAGAAACTAGACCTGATGGGAATTCCTGATGAAGCTTACAGAACGTACTTCGATACGTTCCCGAGATTCAAATGGGCGTCTGAGACTATTAATGAGGGTGCTAAATCGCAGGGTTACGTTAATTATTGGACCGGACGGAGAAGGCACTTTCCTCCTAGTGAAAGTTCACATAAGGCATTCAACTCCGTACTTCAAGGTGGGGGTGCGGAAGTAGTTAAGAGGGCATTAGTTGAAATTTCAGAAAATGTATGCGATCAGAGTTGTCGTTTGGTACTCACCATTCACGATTCGATTGTACTTGAAATCCGACAAAGTATGGAAAACCTTTATCTGGCCAAAGCACAAGAGATAATGGAACGAATCCCAACAGAGTTCTTTGAAATGAAGTTCACAGTAGATGCACATGAATGGGGAAAATGAAAACTTGTACTAAATGCGGAGAAACTAAAGATCCTGAGTTATTTGCCAAAGACAGCACCAAAAGGGATGGAAGATCTTCACACTGTAAACAGTGTAGGAAAACTATTCACGCAGACTGGCGGAAAAAGAACCCAGACAAAATTAGGTCATCAGTGCTCCGCAAATACGGTATCACTAATGAAGATTATGAGGAGTTACTTTTATGGCAAGGGGGGCGATGTGGTATTTGTTTAAATAAACCAAGAACCAAGCGTCTTGCTGTAGATCATGATCATAAAACAGGAGCTATTAGAGGTTTATTATGCCAGCGCTGTAACAAGAATCTACTCGGCGGTGCTCATGACTCAGTACAAATTCTAAAAAGGGCAGTAGCCTATATGGAGAACCCACCGGCAAAGGACTTTTTTAGTGGAATTCAAGGAAGAGAAGACAATAGTTCTTAGGCTTAATGATTCAGAAAGGTTTTGGCTTTTCGATCTATTGAGAAGTAGAGATCGTATTACCACTTATTCAGAAAGAAACATCGAACAGTTCTTTAACGACCTAGAGGAGAAGCTAGCATCGTGATTTGTGAGCATTGTCAAAGAGGAGGGGACCTTAATTTCCTGCTAGAAGGAAATAAGATCCCCGAAGAGTTAGTAAAAGCCGCACAGACTTACCGGCAAGACAATCATGACAAGTGTATCGGCTCTAGTTGTTGTGACTGCCATCATCGGACTGGGAAATGGCTAAACTTCTCTGCTCAGCAGTAAGGCCGCCATAGATTCCATACCTATAATCCTGGTCCTTTTCAAAAGAATTAGCCCAATCTAAGCACGGTTCTCGTACAGAACAAAGGGAGCATATGGATTGGGCTTTTTCAATTTCCTCCGGCTTTTCGGAGAACCACCAACACGGATTAATACTTTGGAGCTTACAGCACAGAGCATTACGGAAAAAGTTTTCCCCATGTAACCTTTCCAACAAGGCCATCAACCTTAATTCCTTTCTTCTTCTGGAACCATTTGACGGCTTTTTCAGTCTTGACGTAGAAATCCCCATCAACAGCTAGCTTAGGTTTGTAACCTAAGTCGTTCAGTCTCTTCTGCACTTTCTTAGTCTGCGTGGGGTATTTAGCCCTATCAGTCTTTCCGAGAGCGAAGTTACCAGAGAACGGCCAGCTATTCGATTTGGCGGGACTTCCCTTACTGAAAGTACCGTCTTTCACCATCTTGTACAAAATACTACCAGGACAGGAGGTAGAAATAAAGTCCTTATGGCCTTTGACTTCCGCTCCTACGCCTTTTCCTCTTAGCCAAGCTCTCAACTCTCGAACGGTTTTGATCTGTACGTCAGTGGGTTTCTCACCTTCTCCTAACATTAAGGTGACAGAGTAATATGTCGTATTTCCTCCTGGTTGGGCGGCTTGTTCTTTTCGGAGTCCCCTACCTTCTAGTACGTATCCTTTCCCGGAAGAATCGCTATGTGGGCAGACACCATAAGAATAGCCGATATCAGCCCAGCCATTCGTATTCATATGAAACTTACGGACGGACTTCCAATAGGAAATACACGCCCGGTGCGATTTACTTGTCAAGCGCTGTCCAGGTCCATCATAATGGATCACAATACCCTTCGTGGGATTGGCGGAACGGGCACCACTACTCCCCCAACCAAAATAGCTACGTTTAAGTAAATTCATGGAGACCTCTCGCTAATCGTTATGCGTTTGTGCATTACAGCAACAAAAATCGGGTAATGATGGATGAGATAGAGATTTCTCTCGTTATTTTTATGCTGGGCTCACAAGCTATTCTTCTACTTCTAATACTGATAAGACTAGAAAACGTTCTTATTCATCTTCGTCGAATTCGACAGGTACATTATCAATCAGCTTTGACACAGGAGTCACTTTATGCCAAGCAACAATACCCGAGAGAGCCACGACAATAGCATTGACCCCAGTTCCAATGTCGAGAGTCCCATTGAGAACATCCACAACGACCATGAGGATGGTAGCAATAGCAGTGAGCCAAGCGACAGGCTGTTCTGAGAATTTCATTTCATAACCTCTGTGATAAGTGCGACAAGGATAGCGGTGATGGACGGGGTAAGAATCCCGAACACCCATTTCATAGTAGCAAACTTCTCATTAATATGATTGATTTCTTTCTGAACTAATTGGAATTTTAAGTCAATTAGCTTCAAAAGATCCTCGTCCATTACCGCATCCTTCGCATAATCTGATTAACATAGGACGCGATGGATGGGTAAGCGCCTTGTGGATTTGTTTTGCTAGCCCAATTTTTCGCAACTCCGGGACCTCCGTACCAAGCAGCAGCAGCACCAGAATAACCGTACTTCTTAACATAAGAACGGAGCATAGTTTGAGCAATTCGCTCTTGTAAGGCTGGAGAACCAAGAAATTCCTTAGCTGTAAGCGTTCTACCGAGAATCTGACGGGACCACGCAGCAACATTAGATGGCATAATTTGATATTTTCCTAAAGCGCCAGACGATCGGTTTACAGCACCATAATTACCTCCTGATTCCTGCCCTGCAATAGCTTGTAGAAATCGAGAAAACTGATCCCCTCCCCCAGTCTGAAAGCCGTAGTTCTGTAAGGGAACAGGTGAGCCTACTTTGTACTTTTTCCTCATCTCTTTCAGATAGTTAGGAAGCTTAGCTTTGGGATCTCCTGCGGCCACAGATAACCCACCAACAGACTGAAGCTGTCCCATAAGGGAATCAAAATCAAATCTAGGCACTCGGAATCTCCCCTCTTGCTTGCATTAAATAGCGAGCAATTGCACCATAACGCATCATGGTCTGAGCAGCAGATTGAGTAATGTCAGGAGGTTGGATAGAGGCGTCTTGTTCCTCTTTCAAATCCTGCATCATCATCTCTTCGGGATTTAATTCCTCGCTGTCCATTTCATCCGGCTGTAAGCTTGCAGTTCCCTCTAATCTTCGCATGGCTGCACCCTGCATAGGGCTTACAGAAGAAGCCTGCTGATTCATAGATTCAAACTCGGGATCCATTCCCTGTCTCTGTTTGGCTGCCTCTCGCAGAGCCATCAACAGATTAAAAGGAATAGGTCCCTCATCACCGGTGGCCATTGTCATTGGAGTAGTCATGTTAATTTCCTACTAATAGTTTAGGTGGACGCCATACCATCCGCCCTGTCCCTTGATAGAACGGATATGGACTCTGGTTCCAGATTTCTGAGCTTCAAGGATCATATTGTTTCCCAGATAGATAGCAATATGAGTAGCCTTACCTGGTGATCCGCCTCTGGCTACTAAGTCACCAGGAAGAAGTTTACTAATACTAGTCTTCTTTCCCCATAGTGATTGACTTTGGGAAACGCCAGGAACATTTTTGAATCCAGCTTTTCGGAATGCATAAAGTACCAGTCCAGAACAGTCAACGGGACCGACTCTGATGTTTCCGTGACCTCCACCCCATTGATAGGGTTGACCAAGAAGCTGTTTACCGAAATTGATAACCTGCTGTCTTTTACCCGAAGCGCCTGGAATCAATCCCATTGATCCAATTCCGGACATGATTTCCATCTGTCTCTCGGACAACGCCTGATTCTGAGCTAATGCCCTAGCTGCGGCGGCCTGCTGATCCCATAAGACCTTAGCAGTAGTAGCCTCATTAGCAGATTTGCCTAAGGAATCAACAGAACGATTCTGAGCAATGAGACGCCTTTGGGCAGGGCTATCTCTGACTGGAATAGGAATCTGAGGATTACTCTTTTCCAGCCAGTCAGGCGTTCTAGGTTGGATATCATTAACATTATCTGGCCGAACGAATTGTCTCTCTCGTTCAATTCTGGTCATCAACCTTTCAGGAGCTGATTTGACCGGTTGTCTAGCTCTAAATTCCTCTGGTACTTGAAGTGCTCCAGGTAAAGGCATGTCTACTCCGTTTTAGCTCTCATCGGTTCTGGTAATGGCTCTCCTCCAAACCGAGCATGATACAGCTCTTTAAGCCAATCCGGAATCTTACTGCGCTTTGTCATCTCAATACCTAAAGAAGCTGCGTACTGTCGGTATGCTTCATTTTGTTTCTTGCGTGTTGGAGCCAGTCCCATTTCGTGCTCAATCTGAGCCTGCTTAACATATGCACCAGTGCCAATAATACCAGCACCAGTAGCCCAGTTAACTAATGGCTCTGGACTAAACCCTTCCTTTCTCTGTCTAGATGTTGGACCAAATGGACCATAGCCAGTAATACGGGCAATCTGAGAAAGAATAGGGATCTGCTCAGTAACATACTCAGCTTTAGACTTACTGGTGTTTCCGTATAGTGGCTGACCCGTATACGTAACCTCTTTAGTGACTCCCATTTCAAGAGGAATCTTAATTCCAGGGTTGAGCTGGCCAAGAATACCCTTCCTAATTCCTTCTGGAGAGAATCCACCAAAATCGGAAAAGAGCTGTTGCATGGGGTTGGTCGGACCTGCTAGCGTGTAAGCCCCAGTAATCGGATTGCCCATCAGGTCAGTAGTCCCCTGCCGACCCAGCCCAGCGATAAGCCCAGGAAGACCGCCCATGCCAGACCTAGCCATTGGAATACTCCCCTCTTCCCTGATCCACTCTGGGAACATCTGGTCAATTGGGAAGGGATCAGAAGGCGAAGGGGTATCAATACCCATTCCCTGCTGAATATTCCAAGAAGCTTGCGCAGGACGCAAGAATGCCCGCTTAGGATTCATAACCGCACCCTCAATAAGCAGAGGAATAGACTTTCTGGTCCATGAATAGAAAGGAATGAGATAGGCTCTAATCTTCTGCTCACTCTTAGTAAGGTCTAATCCATCAGGATGCCATTTTCTCACTACATGAGCGGCATTTTCAAAGATACTCTGAATATCTTTTCCACGAGATTTACTGATTACATCAATGAAATGGGCCAGTTTAGCATAGTGGTCTCTGTTCTCGCTTACAGCAGAAGCTAAACCAGAAAGCTTTCCACCAAATGGCTTAATGCCTAACGGTCCCCCAGGCGAAACAATATCCTCAATGACATGGGTTTTCTGTAACAATCCATAATTGAAGGCGGCGATGTAGATTTGTTCAGCGGTAAAAGGCACATCACTTTTATTCTTCGTTATGACACTGCCCGGTTTGGTCATAGCGTTTTTAACAGCATCTCGGCTTACCAATTCATCGACGGTCTTGAGGTCAGAATAACGACCCTTATTCGCAAACATGACCTTGGCAGCTTTCCGGTATACGTCTGGATTCGTAACCCCAGCGAGATACGAAAGGTAAACATCGCCTACCATGTTAATGATGTGGTGTCTCGGATGGTATTTAGTGACACCGGATTTCCACATAGAGACAGCACTAGCAGTAGCTCTGGAAATAGGCGAGCTAGGCCGGTAGAAATCGTTAACCTTACTGAGAGCGATTGAGATCTGATCAGCGATCTCTTTCGGGAAGTACACGCCTTTCAGCCGCTCATGAGCAACTTGAACCGTGTACCCCTTCTGAGATTTGGTCTTTCCGAATTTGGCCGCTAAGTCATCAATAACGGCGTACTCTCGCGACAGTTGTTCGGCAGCCTGAGTAACACCAAAAATGAATTCCTTGACGTCTTTTCCAGACTCAAAAGCTTTTGTCTCCCACGAGTAGAGCCAATCTGTTCCACGACTGTAGTCTCTAATACCACCTGTGACAGGATCCGTCATTTTCTTGTTAGTGAACTGGAATGGGACACGGTAACGAGCCAGCATCTTATTCAGGTCTTTCATAACCATGCCAGCTCTCATAGCTACGGAATTACCTTTAGCTACATGCTCTGGTACTGCCCTACTACGGAAGAACTTCTCTAACTGCCCTGTAAGCACATCAGCAAGCCCACTCAGACGTTCATCGGCTAGCTCTCGTGGACGAGCATAGCGAGCATAGTTCCACGCTTCCAGAATCTCATCATCGGTAAAGCCTTTCATAGCCTTATCGAGTAAAGCTATCTGAGTAGATGCCGCAGCTCTAGCCGAAGCAATAGCATCTAAAGCACGTGGACGAATATCCTTCTGCCCCTGGAAAGTCCTCACTCGGGACAGAATATTGTGCATCTGACCTAATTCGTCTACCGTCTCCCCTGGTTTGAGTACTCGAATTTCCTCATCTGGAGGAAGTACTCTATTCATGGCATTCGTAACAGAGGTTCTGGCCTCATTTAATACTTTGGCCTTAGCAACATCCCTCTTGCTCATGACGCCCAATTTGGCAAAGGTCATTCCTGAACTAGTTCCAGCTTTAGGAACATCTGGTTTGAATTGCTGCGGAGCGCCAGCAGGAATGAAAGACCGATCACGTACTGGCCGATGTGGTCTGGGCCTATTGTAGATGTCTGCTATTTTACGTCCAGCCATTCGGGTTTCTTTGATAGGAATGATTTTCCCTGGACTACTTGGGCTCAAAGTAACTCGACCAGCACCCTTAGGAAAAGTCAGTACCTTAGTCCCGTACTTTAAGAACTGACCTTTTTCTCCTCGGATTTTTTGCTGCACAGGTTTAGAGGCAATATTAAGAGCGATCTTAGAAGCATGCCGGTCAATAGCCTTCTGTGGCACACTTCTATTCTTGGCCATTACTCCTTTAATGATTTCGTTGTAAGTAGTTTTGGCAGGAAGAGAAACACCAACTCCTTTAAGAACTTCCCGAGCATCCTGAATATGCCGAGTGCTTGCTAAAGCCGCTTGCTGTGGAGAAAGAACAGCTTCAGCAATAGCATTTCTTTTAACTGTTTCCTCAATAGCTGTTTCAACGGCTGGAGTATCCTGTACGGCTTTGACAACTGCTCTGAACCCCTCAGGGGCCTTCCCGATAGGGGTCATAGCCGCTCGCTCTGATAATTCCTCTGTAGGGCTTACAGAGCTTACAGAGGCACCTTTCTTCTGAGCCCATCTAGGGGCCTCCTTCCCTGTAGCAGCCGCAATAC